GGATACGAAGTTGTTAATATGATTATGAGTAAGGAAATTGAGGATTACTATGAACATCCTAATTATCCACAAGGACCTGTTAAAGCAGTATCTTATTTTCCAGCTGGTGTAATTGGTGCAAAGACTCCAAACAACCAAATTGATATTTACTCAAGTGGTGCATATACCCAATGGTTCAAACACGCCACTCGTAAAGCAACTCTAACGGGTTATCAATTAGTTTCTACCCCACAAACCAAACAAGATTTTAAAGATGATAAGAAACAATCAGGTGATGCTGCTAAGGGTGATTTAAAACTAAAAGATGAGTTTGAAAATTCACTTCAAGAAGCAATAACTCTACCAATAGAAATTGGAGATACTTTATTAATGGGTAAATTTAAGAACAAAAAAGTTGTTGTTAAATCTATTGGTACAGATGAACATGGATTACCAACAATCAATGGTAAAAAGGTAGTAACTTTCAGATATGTTAATGAATCCTTTATCGTAGAACTTGCTGGAACCGAAATAAAATGTGAAAAATGTAATCACCAATGGGATATTGAATCTGATGATAGTGAGAAGTACCTATGTCATTCATGTGGTTGGGATTCACAAAAACAAGAATATGATTTTGATGCATTTGATTCTTGGAGAGAGAAAATGGGTTTGGATGAATCGGTTGATGAAGCAGGTGGTAAGTTAAGACCATCTGCAATTGTAAGAAGAAAGTTTGCCCTTGCTGGAAAAGGACCTGAAATTGCAAGAGCACGTCAACGAACAATGTTAAGACGAAAAAACATAGATAAACTTAAAAAGATTGCCTATAAAATGGCATATAGACAAGTTTATGATGAATTTGCAAAAGAATTATTTCCAGATATCCCAAAATCAGAATTATCGGTTTTACAATCAAAGGTAGTTCATAGAAATGTATTAAGAAAAAAGAAACGAGTTCTTAAAAGGGCAAGATTTAAATTCTTACCAGATTTAAGAGATAAGGAAACTGAAAAATTCACACAAAAAAACGAACAACTTGCAAAAGGAATGAGTTTAAGAGATATTTCAGATAAACATGGAGTTTCTTTCGAAGATATAAAGAAAGAAGCGGAAAAGGGTGTTAAAGTAGAAATGGAACACACTTCAGATACAAATGTTGCATACAATATTGCAAAAGACCATATATTTGAAGACCCAAAATATTATACCAAACTTGCTACCATAGAAAAAGTAGATGAACTTATGATTGGATACCCTTCGGAAGAAGATATGAAACAAATCGAAAAGAGAGTTCAAAAACAAAGAAGTAATACTGATTCAAATAAAGAATATCAGTATGATGTGGTTAAAGAAAATATAGAATCCAACTTATCAAATAAATATAAAGTAGATATAGATATTTACGAATATCCTGATAGATTGGAATTAAAGAAAATAGTAGTTCCAAAAGAACAACGTAGTGGTGGTATTGGAACCAAGGTAATGCAAGATTTAATAAAATATGCAGAAGCCAATAAAAAAGATTTATTCACAACACCTGATTCTACATTTGGTGGTTCTAAGCCAAGATTAGTTCAATTTTACAAATCATTTGGTTTCAAACCCAACAAAGGTTCTAATAGAGATTTTAGAAGTATAGAATCAATGGTTAGATTGAGTGAAGGAGTTGAATTAGAAAAATTAGGAATCACAGATTTTAAATCTCTCTTCAAAAAGATGCCATCTGATTTACAAAAGAGGGTATTTAACTTAAAAAACTTTGGACAGAGATTAGATAAACATCCAGAAGGTATATATAATACACAAAATTATATGAAAGATAGTATAGAAAGATTATTGGAAGATATGGATAATCACATTGTTGAAATGTTTTTACCAACAACCAAATCATCACAGCAATTAATCAAAGAAAATATAAACGAATCAGAACTTTTAATGGAAGGTGGTGCATACGGACATATGAATCATCCATTTGATACTGAAATCAATTTAACCTTTGGGCAATTAAAAGATATTGTAAATCGTGCATTGGAAGGAACGTTAGAATTTACACGAGAAAAATGTGTTTATGGGGAGGCTATCATTAAAACTGAAAAAAATGGTGAAATGACACTTAAAGAGTTTGTAGATAGTGATGTTGATGATAGGGTATTATCATATGATGAGATTACTCAAAAAAACGAATTCAAATCTGTAATGGCAAAACTGAATAATGATGATACTGGCGATTGGTTAGAGATTGAGCTAGATGATGGTAAGGTTATTCAAGTAACACCAAATCATAGAATTTATGTCGATGGTATTGGGTATATTCAGGCTAAAGATTTAACCGAAGATATGGAATTAAAAATAGTATAACTTCCATCGGTTTTTTCACAACTTACATACTTATTATAAAGGGTAGATATGAAAGAAAAGTGTAAATATTGCGGGAAAGAACTTAAGATAAACGGTAAATTGAGTATGAGTGGTCATATAAGAAATTGTAGTTCATATAAGAAATGGCGTGATGTGGTATTTAACTATAATATGTTATATACTGAATATGTGGTAAATGGAAAATCGGCATTACAAATTGCAAATGAAAATGGTTGGAGTTCATCAACTATTATACACAAACAGCTTAAAAGAGTTGGTATTAATATTCGTAATGTAAAGGAATCGCATAAAATGGATTTATACAAAGAGCGAATTGAAAGTACTAATATGGAACGATATGGTGCAATTAATCCACTATCAAAAGGAACTATCCCATTTGTGAAACGAAATGATACTGTAAAGGTGAAATATGGTGTAGATAATATTTTTCAAGCCGAACATATAAAGGATGCTATTAGAAAAACAGATGCATATAAAGAACTATTTCCAAATTATAATAGAAATTCAATACCAATAATAGAGCAATATGGTAAGGAATACGGATATAACTTTCAGCACGCTGAGAACGGTGGTGAACATTATGTAGATGGTTTAGGTTTTTATTTGGATGGATACGATAAAGAGAAAAATGTTGCAATTGAGATAGATGAATCATTCCATTTTACAAAAGATGGTAAATTAAGAAAAAAAGATATAACACGACAACAAAAAATAGAAACGAAACTTGGGTGTAAGTTTATAAGGATTAAATATGAAGATTAAATCAATAAAACCAATAAATAAAGTTCAGACACGATATGATTTAACAGTCGATGATTTTTCATGTTATTATGCAAATGGAATATTGGTTCATAACACAGATGGACAAGCACTTGCAGTTTCTTGGGTAGGTGGAAGATTAGTTGCAGCTAGAAACAAAGGACATCTTAAAAACAAAGGTGAGAACGCTTTGGATATAAAAGGTGTAGCAACTAAATTCGCAAATAGAGGTGAATTAGAAAAAGCATACAACTTTGCTATGAAAGACCTTTCGGATTCTATAAAATCTTTATCACAAGCACAAAGAGAGAAGGTGTTTAAGGGAGGTTCTTGTTTTATGAACCTCGAAGTTATCTATCCAACTTCGGTTAACGTAATACCTTATGGACAACCTCTATTAGTACTACATGGTACTATGGAATATGATGAAAGTGGTGTTGCAATCGGTGAAAACGCCGAAGCAGGAAGAATTTTGGCAGGTATGATTAAACAAATCAACAAAGATGTACAAGATAATTACACCATTCAAGGTCCTCCTGTAATTTCTTTACCAAAATCACAAACTTTATCTTCTAAAAAAGGAAAATATACTACACAAATCTCCAAATTACAAAAAGAATTTGGTTTAAAGGATACTGATGGGGTGGCTGAGTATCATCAAGCATGGTGGTCTCAATGGATTACTAAAAATTCACCATCAACATTAGATAATAAAACTTTAATGGGGTTAGTTAAAAGATTTGCATTTTTTGATAAGAGTTTCAGAATTGATAAAAATACCATTTCAGATGAAAAAACATTAGAATGGGCTTTAAAAACTGATAAAGAAGACCAATCTAAAATTTCAAAACAAAATTTAATGAAGTTTGAACAAATCTTTTTAGGTGTTGGTGCAGATGTATTAGAATTTACATCATCAATACTTACTGTAAATCCAGATGAGGCAGTTCGTTCAATTAAAAAGAGAATTGATAAGACAATCCAAGATGTTAAGAAATCTGGCGATGCAAAAAAGATAGAAAAACTAAAATTAGAGTTAGAAAGATTACAATCTATCGGTGGCCCTTCTAAAATTGTACCAAATGAAGGAATTGTTTTCCAATATAAAGGACATACGATGAAACTAACCGGAGCATTCGCTAGCGTTAACCAATTATTGGGTATCTTCTTCTAATAGGTAAATTTATACAAATTTATTGGTTTCTGTATTTTTATATACTTATATATGAAGGTATAACCTAATATGTAATAATGAGTAAAAACGGCTTTCAAAAAAAATATATGCATCCAACTCGTAGAAAGTTGGTAGATATGGTACAAACTGGTGTGTACGATAAAAATACCACCATTGGGTACACTAAGGCAAAGGAAACCCACAAAATTGGTGATGTATGGGAAGATAATCATCACAAATATGAACAAAAAGATGGATTTGTAACTAAGAGTGGTAAAAACTCCGATGCACTACAAGAAATTCGTAATTATGTTCAAAAAAGGAGTGAATGTAAATCTCCTACATGTGAAACCATCAAAAAAACTACAAAAGATAAAACTTTAATTAAAAAGAGTGGGGTTTGTCTTGATTGTATGATAAAACAAGAACACACTATCAGAACAAGTGGGGTTTGGAACGAATACGAAGAATATAAGGTATCAACTAATATGTTGGTATATGGTAAGATGAGATTAGAAGAACTTAATCAGGCACTTTTAGATGTTAAACCATATTACGAATATGTAAACGAAGATGGTTCTACTGAAAAATGGGAATTACCAAAATCAGTTGAAGAAACTAAGGTAGAGATACAAGAAATGATAGATAATGGTACCAAAGAATTAGAAGAATTGGAAACCAAACGAATTATGGCATTTGCAGCCTTAAAGAAAAACAATTTAGAACATTACCTATAAGATATGGAAAGTAGTAAGAGCCTATATTTAATTTTAATCGTTATACTTGGTATAGTGGTTTTTAATTTGTACAATATGATACGGATTAAAACTAATATTGATACATTTGATGAAAAAATTGAAAATATCGGTAAACAAATAGATTCTATTCAAGATATGAATAGCCAATTAGATAATTTAATCCAATCATTACATACGGAACTTCAACTAATCGATGGTGATATCGATAGAGTTCAAAATAACATTTTTACAATAAGGAGAAACATAAATGAAAAAACGAATTCTGTTAATACTTTTACTATTAGTGAGCTTCAAGAGTTTTTCTCAAAAAGATACGATAGTATCGTTAGAAAAACCAATAGCGAAACTGGTAATTAAAGATTTGATTGAGGGAGATGGTATAAAGTTAGAACTTTTATCTACCCAAGAACTTTTAAAATTAGAACAAAAGAAAGTTGTTTTAAACGATTATATCATTAGTAATTTAAATACCAAAGTTTTTAATTTGAATAACATCATTCTTAAAAAAGATGAGCAATTTGGATTAGAAGCAGAAAAATTTAAACAATTACTAAAAGAACTAAAATCTGAAAAGAGAAAATCATTCTTATATAAATTGGGTACCTATGTTGGTATTACAGCGGTTGCGATTTTAGTACTACAACAATAATATGGCTAAACAATCATTAAAAGATATAATTAAATTAGAGTATCAGAAGTGTGCCGGAGATCCAATATACTTTATGAAAAAGTATTGTATGATTCAACATCCCGTACGAGGAAAGATACCTTTTCACTTATTTCCATTCCAAGAAAAAACCTTAACTCAGTTTCATGAAGAACGTTATAACATTATTCTAAAATCTCGTCAAACGGGTATCTCTACCTTAACTGCAGGATTTTCTTTATGGAAAATGTTATTCAACCAAGATTTTAATGTTCTTGTAATTGCAACCAAACAAGAGGTTGCAAAAAACTTGGTAACGAAAGTAAGGATAATGAATCAATACCTACCAAGTTGGTTAAAACAAACCACAGTAGAAGATAACAAACTATCCTTACGATACTCCAATGGTTCTCAGATTAAAGCAACTTCAGCTGCAAGTGATGCTGGTCGTTCTGAAGCACTATCTCTTTTGGTATTTGATGAAGCAGCATTTATCGATAAAATTGAAGATATATGGGTATCTGCACAATCAACACTATCAACGGGTGGTAACGCAATTATTCTTTCAACTCCAAATGGGGTAGGTAATTTCTTCCACAAAACTTGGGTAGGTGCAGAAGATGGTTCCAATACCTTCAACACTATCAGATTACATTGGTCAGTTCATCCAGAAAGAAATCAAACTTGGAGAGATGAACAAGAAGTTCTATTAGGACCAAAAGGAGCAGCACAAGAATGTGATTGTTTATGGGGAGAATCGATGGTGACTGTGAAAAATATTGAAACTGGTAAAGTTGAAGAAATTTCATTAGAAGAATTATATGATAATTTATAATTTTTATATTATATAACAAGAGTGTGAATGTGGAAACTATGAATTACGTTAAAGAAAGTTGGGATAAAATAAAAAAACATGGTTAGGTAAAACTCATAGTGCCGAAAGTAAAACAAAGCAGAGAGTATCTACATTAAACTATTTGAAAAAAACCAAAGGACAGGTAGTTCCTCGATATAATATAAACTCAATTTCTATTATAGAAGAATATGGTTCTAAATACAATTACAATTTCAGACATGCGGAAAACGGAGGAGAGTTTCATATAAAAGAATTGGGATATTATGTGGATGGGTATGATATTGAAAAAAATGTAGTTATTGAAATTGATGAACCACATCATTTTAATAGTGATGGTAGTTTGAAAGAAAAGGATTACAGCCGCGAACTCGAAATAACAAAATTATTAAAATGTAAGTTTATACGTATTAAATATGAAAACTGATTATATACTTAAACTAAATAAAAAATATAAAATTCTTACGCCAAGTGGATATCAATCATTTGGTGGAGTTCGTGTAATTGACAAACCACATCATTATGTGATAGAATTATCAAATGGAAAGATAGTAAAATGTTCAGATACTCATCAATTTATTTATAATGGAATAAGCTTACCAGCAAACAAACTAACCGTTGGTAGTGAAATTGATGGAAGTGGTGATGATACTGTAATAATTGATAAAATTACATATATAACTGATGTGATTAAATTATATGATATTGTTGAAGTAAATAATGGCAATATTTTTAATGTAGATGGTATTGTTTCTCACAATTGTGATTTCGTATCTTCTGGTGATACTGTAATAGACCCACAACTTCTAATGTTTTATAAAGAAACTTATTGTCAAACTCCAATTGAAAAGACTGGGTTTGATGGAAACCTTTGGAAATGGGAATATCCAAATTATCAGAAATCTTATATGGTAGTTGCCGATGTTGCCAGAGGTGATGGAGGAGATTTTTCTTCTGCTCATGTTATTGATATTGAATCTGCAACTCAAGTAGCAGAATATAAAGGAAAGTTAGGAACAAAAGAATTTGGAAATTTTTTAGTTTCACTCTCAACCGATTATAACAACGCTCTTTTGGTAATTGAAAATGCAAATATTGGTTGGGCAGTAATTCAACAAGTAATTGATAGAAGTTATCCAAACTTATTTTATATGAGTAAAGATTTAAAGTATGTAGATGTAGAAAATCAACTTACTAACAAATATCGTTCAGAAGATAAAAATTTAAAACCAGGATTTTCAACTACAACTAAAACACGACCACTTATTATTTCTAAAATGGAACAATATATAAGAGAAAAAACAATTACAATTCGTTCAACTCGTTTGATAGATGAATTGTTTACTTTTATATGGAATGGAAACCGTGCAGAAGCAATGAGAGGTTATAATGATGATTTGGTAATGGCACTTTCAATTGGGTTGTGGGTAAGAGATACTGCACTTAGATTAAGACAAGAAGGAATTGATTTAACAATGAATGCATTGGGAAGTATAGGTCACTCAACAACTGATTTAGGTGGGTTTGGTGGTAACTCTTCAATGGATTATAATCCTTGGGAAATGAATATCAATGGAAGTCAAGAAGATTTGACTTGGTTGATAAAGTAGTTATAATTTAATTATTATATATTTATATTGTATATAGGAGAGAGTATGATATCATTAAAAGATATATTATTGGAAGAGCAATCCCATTGTATGGAATATGATGTAGATAACTCAGATGATTTGAGAGAATTTGTTGAGTTTATGAAAGAATATAAATCCAATGTCAATGAAGCCGAATATCAAGGTAGAAAAGTAAAACTTGGCAAACCAATGCAAGGTGATGTCAAGAAATTTAAAGTATATGTTAAACCCCCCACAGGAAACGTAGTAAAAGTAAATTTTGGACAAGGTGGAAATGCTAAAGGAGGAACGATGAAAATTCGTAAGAATAATCCAGAAGCAAGAAAATCTTTCAGAGCAAGACACAATTGTGATTCTCCCGGTCCAAGAGACAAAGCAAGATATTGGTCTTGTAGGAAATGGTAATTAACATAAAATAAATTAAAATGGCAGATACTTCATTTTTTGGTAGATTAACTAAACTCTTTCGTTCTCAAGCAATAGTTACGGTTGATAAGGATGGTAAGAGGAAAGTGTTTGATACTGATGAAAGGCAACAAACAAACTTATCATCTCTAAGAGATAGATACACAAAACTTCAAAAAAGTTTTTATGAACAAGCTGGTGGTGCACAATCAATGGCATACCAACAAGTTCGTAGAGAAGTTTTTCGTGATTATGATGCAATGGATAATGACCCTATCCTTGCTTCCGCTTTAGATATTTACGCAGATGAATCTACCTTAAAAAATGAATTCGGTGATGTAATGTTAATTCATTCAGATAACGAAAAAGTTCAAGATATACTTAATAACTTATTTTACGATGTATTGAATATAGAGTTCAACCTATGGCCATGGGTTCGTAATATGTGTAAGTATGGTGATTTCTTTTTAGGTTTAGAAATTGCAGAAGGTAAGGGTATCGTTAACGTAACCCCACATTCAGTATACAATACAGAACGATTAGAAAGAACCGATCCTTCCAATCCAAACTCGGTAAAGTTTAAAATTACTGAGGACCCGAATGGAAAAGAAGCATACGAAAACTTTGAAATTGCACACTTCAGATTATTAGCAGATACCAATTGGTTACCATATGGAAAATCAATGATTGAAAATGGTAGAAGATTGTGGAAACAACTATCTTTAATGGAAGATGCAATGTTAATCCACAGAATTATGAGAGCACCTGAAAAGAGAGTTTTCAAAATTGATATTGGAAACATTGCTCCTACCGAAGTTGATAACTACATGCAAAGAATTATCAATAAGATGAAGAAAGTTCCTTTTGTTGATAGAAACACAGGTGATTACAACTTAAAGTATAATATGCAGAACCTAAC